TCGGGCCTGTGTATCATTGGTTTTATGCAATTCATCCTTCCATCTCCCTTGCTGTAAATGCGGCCTTACGAATAGCCTCTCTTGCACTAGCAGTAATACTAGCGGCTAGGTCTACATTCGCCCAACCGAATCCCTTGAAGGCAAGGATACCATAGAAGGAAGCCATCAAACGCTTTACAGCCATTTGGTTGTTGTTCCACTTAACGACAGCCTCCTTATCTCCAGCCTTCCTAGACTCCTTCATGTACTTCTTGTACTCGCCTCTCAACTCTTTCAAGTCGATAAGAGAGCGAGGCAATAATCCCAATTTGTCAGTCTTGAAATAGCGCATATCTTTCTCGTAGTCTTCTGCTACAGGTTGTAGATTCTGTGGAGTATTCAAGTCAGCACTGAATAGTGTTGGTTCTTCTGTAAGAGTTTCAAACGAGATATTCCTAGCAATAATCATACTAGGATAAAGACCAGCAAAATCAAAGGCGGCTACATTGTAGTGCAATCCGTTAGTACCTTCGTCAGTAGGATTGTAAATCATAGCACCCGAATAAGATAGGCTCGCTCCACACTTCTTACACTCTCTTAGTGTCTTCTCGTTTGGGTTCTTATGGCTACACTTATCGCAGACCTTGAACTTGGGCTTCTCTCCAGTTGGGGCTTTCCACCAAGCATTTCGCATAAAGTAGATTGAACCCATGTTAGAAGCAAAGAAACAAGCATCGAAAGGAGCAATTAGTAATCGCTGTAAAGAAAGAATGGCTTCACTACAGAAGTTAGTTTCATCAATCTTTACTAGTAGTTCTACATCTATCAAAGCATACTTCAAGTACGCCTCAGTATCTTCTAACCAACCTCTACGATAGAACTCGTTAGCGTCTTCAAATTTGGTTTCCTTAGATTTACCTTCACCAAATAGAGCAGTAGAAACATACTCTAGAGATAGACTAGGTAGTGTGCCTTTCTGTGCATCATTCCATTGTCTTTCAAAGGCCATGTCCAAGTTTAGCGTAATTCTACCTCGGATAGGTTGAGCAGTAGCATGATAGCCATTCTCTTCTTTCGTAAATCTTACCTTACCATCTTTGACCTTTATTCCATCAACAACTCCCAAAGGAGAAATAATACTAGGGTCAATATCGTAGAAGGCGCATCTAGAAAATAACTTAGGAAGGTCAGCCCAATTACCAAACCACGCAATTAACATGTCGGGGTCTTTGTCTACCATAGTCGCTAAGAAATGTTCTATCATATCTTTTTCATTCCTAAAAAAGTACTGATGTGCTGAATCACATATCATATTATCTTCGGGAAACCACGCCCATTGGATATAATCTCTATCGTAATTATCATACATTACAATAGTAGTAATCTCATCATGGTGTTCTCCGCCTTGTTGCCATTCCATATCCCAATACCACTTACGCATATCGTACTCTTTGATTTCTTCTAATCGGTCTACACAATATCTGTAGGTGTAAGGTACATCAGCCTCGTAAGTTCTAGAAAAAGTATTCTTCAAATTCCTCAAGTCTTCCGGCATTTCTGCATAGACTTTCTTCAATCGAGTACCTTCAAGATTAACCCAATCGCCTCTCTCGTATTCTATTTCCCTAGTAATGTACTTACTAGGCTGGTAAGTAGGTGGTTCCTTACTAGTCTCTTCCACAAAAAAGTATGGACGAAACGGAATAGTAGAACTGTGCTTAGTACCATTTTCTCTCCACGATAAATAAATATTTGAATTGTTATGTGAGATTATCATTTAATCACTCTTCTAGTCTTGGTGTTTTAATCAATAGTCGGTCTTCTCCCACCAAAAGAAGTGGGAAGGCATCTTTCAAATAGAACTCAATAGTTCCGCTTTTGAAGAATTTATGGATAGGTCCACTGAAAAGAACAGTAGCAGACTGTCCTGTTGAGTGTAGTAGTTCTTCTGTGGTTAATTCATGTGAGTAAGACTTTCGGCCTCTATCAGTAGATGAAAAACGAACAGAAGGAGATTCTAATGTAGGTGTATCGGAAACAGCCATGAAGTCTATTTCATAAATTCCCGTACCTACCAATTCACAAAAGTCCATTGTCCTAGTGAACACTTTAGAGTCCATAGAAATGTGACCCTCATATTGTGTAGTGTTAAAGTATGGCATTCCTTCTTCTACGATTAGGCGATTCATTGCAGAAACCCTATGAATTACATCTAAACTAGGATGAGCCTGTACTGTATTTAGAGTAAATTGGTTAGAACTAGTGTCTGTAATTGTTAGTCTAGTACCACCTTCAATAGTAATCTGCCCTTTGAATTTCTTCAAGATTGGAATTATCTCTGATATTCTTAGCGTTGCATTAACGCCCAAATCTTTAGTTTGTGTCCAAACTGTGTTTGCATCTTCTTGAGAAACCTCAACTAGAGGAATAGAAACTCTAAGGATGAAACCAGCATCAGCATTCCAAACTTCTAACGAATCATTTAGTTGTACTAAGAAAGTAAAGTCACCAATGCTATCGCCCTTAAGGCCACTAGCAACAGAGTACTTACCAGCACCCTTTACACTTGTAATTGCATCTAGAAGTTCTTTTGATTCAACTCTAAGTTGCATCAAATATCACCACTCTTAACGCAGTCCAATCCCTTCCATGTCACTTCACCCTCTCGGCTAACAGTTAAGACATTGAATCTCTTATTCAAAAGACTAGGGAAGTACTTACTGCTCTTAACATAGGCTTCGTATTCCATACCTTTGACAGTACTTCTTTGGGTAGTTCGTATTACACTCCAAAGATGAGAGTCCCACTTATTCCAAATTGGTTGGGGGTCTTCATCTCTAAAGGGAGGCTTAGTGTGAGTGATGTAAATTTGGTCACAGTCAATCGCTTTCGCTTCCTTTAGAACTTGCCTAAATGGATTGTTTCTTTGCCACCAATCTTGTTGCTTTGCTGTCTTCATTGGTCGCATTCTTGCGTTCTCCATTCCAGTCATGTAAAGAGTACAGTACTCAAGCCATGTATCAATTCCATCCCAAACAAAGAGAATCTCTTCTGTCTTAGCCGCTTCTCTTGCTAGAGCAATGAAAGACCTAATGTTTCCTTGTGTTTGGTAAGGTAGTAGTTCTCCATCTTCTCCGTATTCTGCTGGATTGTAGATAGTAATTCTATCAGTAGAATCATGGTTTGCTTTCCATGTAGGTACTCCACCATCATCTACATCTAAGTAGAAAGTTCGCTTATCAGTATCCATTGCTATTCCGCTCTTGCCGGTCTTAGCATCGCCTTCTATTCCTAGTCGCATTCTCCTAGGAGCATCCTTGGCCATCTTAGTCTGCGCTAGAATCTTAGCCCTCATGCTATCAATGTCAATCTCCGTTTGTTCTTCTTTTCTTTTTTGCATTTTTATTCACCTTTCAAATAAGATAATTGATTATAAGGCCAATTACCAAAACGCCTATTGTTATGCCAAACTTCTTTAGATTCTTCATTGGGTCTAAATCTAACATCGTTCCTGTGACTAAATTATCCATAAGGAAACTTTGGTCGTCAATTGTAAAACTATTCCATTCTAAAACACTATCTACAGTAGGTAGGCAAAAATGATACCAATATCCATCAGTCACGATAAACCTGTACTCATTTACATTAGGGACTTCCGCTAAAAAATCTTCAACTTGTTCAATTCCCTTATGCGTTTGATTTGGTGCTTCTGCTTCAACCAACCACTTAACAGGAGATTTATGCCCCTTGAACGAAACTGTCAATAGATAATCTAGATATTTGTTTCTATTATCTACTGTTTTAAAGTGAGGTTCTCTGCTAAAGTTAGTTTTACAAGATTCGCTTTTAGCCCTAGTAGAAAGAGTTTCAAACATAGGCTCAACTAAGTTTTCTTGAATAGCAGTTTCGGGTTTAGTTTGAACTAGGAAATGCTGACTTCTCATAAAACCATTATTCATTAGCAATACTTTGCCTTCTTCTGTTAATTTATTCATAAACCCCGAAAGTTTTTTAGAATTACTATAGTAGAATCTCTTTGCTTGTTTTCTCCTAGCCTTTCTTTCTTCCTTAATCACACTTTTCTTTTTGTCTTCACAGGTTCTAGCAGTGTGTCCTATAACACCACAAAACCCACATTTCATATTCTTTACTGTTTTCATATCTATTCACCTTTTGTTCTTGTCCATTCTTGGACTAGTTCTTCCACTTCTTCTTCTGTATCTAATTGTAGTCTTGTTTCCTTATCTCCGATATGGAGTTTAACGAAATAACTGCCATTCTCATAGTTTTCCTTCCATGTAATAAACTGAATATCAGTTAGGCACACAGTCCAAGTATTAGCCTTGGTAAGGAAGCCGTCTTCAAAAGTAATAGTATCACTCATTAGCATCAACCCATTTGATATAGTTTGTCGTTAGTTTGATAAATTCTTCTTCGTTCATATGCTGTTGAATAAGGTTAGCATTGGAGTAAATTTTAACAGAGTAGAATATTTCGCCATTGTCTATTCTATCTGCTTTCCAAGACATATGAGCAATATTTCTATATGAAATAATAGCCCTATGTGTTTTAATCATCGTTTTAGTTATCGTTAGTTTATTCATAGTTTTCACCGAGTTAGTGGGCTTTGCACCCACTTGAGCAACATTATATGGTAACTTGCTTGCACACGCACATTAGAGTTAATCAGCCGACTCAAAACCAATCAAGGTTTTCTTCTTCGTCGTCAGCAATCTCAACGACTTGACCCTTTCTTTCAGTCACTAAAAGGCCGGACAGGTTGATTGTAGATGGCTCCATACCATCATCACCCTCTCGCATAGAAGTACGACCAACAACAACCACTTCGGAACCAATACCAAAGTCAACTTCGATATGTTGTGGAACCCAACAAGTAGTCATGCCGTCAGTATCGTAGTCAAAGTCTGCATTAAGGTCAGTAATGTTCAAGATTCTATTTCCATTGGAAGTAGGAGTCATGTTCATATTACAAACTGTACCCATAGTAATCACAAATCGTTCAACTGCTGGTAGGTCACGCTGTTCCATGTGTCTATCATCAAGAAGAGATAGTGATACTACCTTGTCTGCTAGAATACTGCTGGCCAAGTTGTAAGGGGTCATTGGTGTGTCCCGATGAGTATCTCCTTCGGGGTCTAGTTCTGCGTTGTATTCCCAACCCTCTAGAGTCTTCTTAGTGTAGCCGTAAATGTAGCCTTCTCTATTACTATCCTTAATGACCGGCATGTGGATAAATTCAAAGGTTCTTGGTAAGAAGTCAACGCCGTTTTGGTTCTTGTAAGAGAAGTGGTACATTTGGTAGTCGGCATCATCGCCAACCTTACCAACGAATACTCCGCTTCGGCGCATTAGTTCCTTAGCCAATGGCTTACCGTAGTTCTTATTCTCTCCTCCGTTAGTGTATCGCTTTGTCACATCTAGAGGAATAACAATAGTGCCGTCTTCCAATGTTTCTGCTCCGTCTGCTAGAACACTTAGGGTTCTCGTTTGTTCTTCACCATCAAATACACGACTAACTGTGTAGTGTCCGTCTTCTGTTTCTTCAACTGTAGCAACAAAGCCTTCTTGGTAAGCCTTGTAAGCATCACGCTTCCATTCTTCAATCGCTCGTCGTCGGTTGTAAGCCATCATATCTCTTGGTTCCTCTAGAGAAACAAAGAAACCAAAGGCACTGTCACCAAAGGATTTACGCTCCGTATTGTTCGTTCGCTTTTTCATGCTAAGTTGTTGACTAGCGTAGGCTCGCCATAGACCCTTTGCTAGGGTCGAGTCGGTTCCAACACCATTCGTCTTGCATATCTCTTCA